AGTTCGGTAAGCGTATCTTTGATAAGATTACCGCTCGTATGCAACCCGACGAGAATGATTATGATCCGCAACCCGCTATTGACCCGTTCGATCTCTGGACTGGTGCTGATTTCAAGCTGAAGATCAAGCAGGTCGCTGGTTACTGGAACTACGACGACTCCACCTTTGCTACTCCTGGTACCCTGGGTGGATTCGACGACGAACAGCTGGAGGAGGTGTACAACAACACGTACTCTCTGGCGGAATACACCGATGATTCCAACTTCAAGTCCTACGAAGAACTGGATGGTCGCCTTCAAACTGTCCTTGGCAAGAGTGTTCAACCACGCTACGATGCCGAGACCGCAGAAGACGAGTCCTTCAACGCCCCAGACATTACCGCTAGTGCCTCATCCTGGAAAGAGGATGTTGACTCCTTCTCAGTTGCAAAAAATGCATCGGTTGGAGGAAGCACTGAAGAAGATGACGCACTGAGTTACTTCGCTAAACTCGCTGAAGAGTGAGATGATACACGAACTATTCCCAGTTCCTGTTTATGAAGAAAATATCGGGGTCCCTGAGGGGACCCTTGATTTTGTAGAGAGGGAAATGTATGAACGGATGGGTGCTTGGGGTGATTCAAAGAGCATCTCTGCCAACAAACAAATTCTGGAATCTAATCCAGAACTAAAAGAACATATCCTGTCAGCAGTAAAGAACTACTGCTACAATAATCTTCTCGTATCCCCTCACGTAGAGATTGAGATCGTAAGATCTTGGATTGTTCTTCATTTCCCTGGTGACTATTCAGATTTCCACACACATACCAATGCTATTTGGAGTGGAGTCTACTACATAGAATGCAACCCTGAGAGTGGTGATCTTATCTTCGATAAGACAGGTACATATCCAAACTGTTTTCTTCCTATCTTGGAACCAGACACCACTGGATTTGTCAATGCCACTGCAAAACATCACCGAATGGTACCCGAACCTGGATCACTTTTTGTGTTCCCATCACAGTTGATGCACAAGGCAGACCAAAACCAATCTGGAAACTGTCGCTATTGCATTGCCTTTGATGTGTTCGTTCGTGGTACAATAGGTACAAGACACGGCAACGAGGTAACCCTTTGAAGTATTTCCCTCTCCTACTGGCAGCACTGCTGATCCCTGGACCCGCATTAGCAGGTCACCGTCACCGTATCACTGACGGGGAGAGGGAAGTCAAACCATCTCACTGTGTGTATGATCCGATGTTTATGTCTTGGAATTGCTGGTACACTCCAGTAAAACCAAGACGACATCATCACCATCACCATCACCATTACAACAACGGACCATACTTCACTCCGAACGAGCACAACCAACACGGAGTGCCCTGTTACATTTACAAGTCGAAAAATTGGTGCTTCTAAATTAAGGTTTAGTACCCACCACTACCTGTGTAAGTGCTACCGCTACTGCCACTGCTAGATCCAGATGTACTGGAAGTTGATGTGGATGTACTTGTAGATGTTGATGTGCTTGTGGTTGCTGTGGAACTTGTAGTTGTGATCACAGCAGCAGTACCAGCAGTACCAACAGCAGCAGCACTGGTACCAGTAGATGTGATCAGTGCAGTAGAAGAACCACCACCAGAAGCAGAACCAGTAGACGCAGAAGACTGTCTTGGTTTGTTATATCTGGGAAGACCAATGAACTCCTCCGCCAGTGTGACGGGGGTCTTTTTGTTTCCAGCTTCATCAACTTCTGCGTGGGGCAGATACTGACATAGTGCTTTGAACTCTGCAATAAAGTCGTTGATGTACAGAGGACGAAGTAGATAGATATTTCTTTTTAGTTCATTAACATTGCTTTCATATTGGTAATATGAAATGGGTGATCTGGACTCTGACTTGGGAACAATGCTACCATCTGCTTTGATATACTGGAACTCCTCATCTACCTGTAGTCCTTCAGGAAGAAGGATAGTACCGTCAGGAAGTTTTTGTTCCTTAGTTTCGTAGTGTTTGATTCCTTCAATAGAATCATACTTGTCCTGAACATATGCCCTAAGTTCTTCTCTGTTCATCGGCCAATCTTCATTGACGTTGATGATGTTGTTGACTAGAAGAATAACCCAATCAAGACCAGGATCTTTATAGTAATCGTATGCGATTTGATCTGGTCGTACACCTTCAGGAATTTCTAGTTGAGTGAAACCCAACAGAGCACCCTGCAGACTATCCCGAATTTTGATTCTGCGGAAGATGTTTACTGCAAGTTCGTAAGGTTGCTGACCAGCAAGGGCAGCCTTGTTACGAATGTAAACCTTAGGTAGATATTTGAAGTATGCCATTAAAATCCGCTGAATGATTCTTTAGTGAGGAATGCAGTCTCGTCGAAGGAGAGTGACAGGTTGAATGCTGCAGGACCATAATCAATAGCACTATCAAGAGCATCCTTTAGTGAGTTGTAGGGACCATCTGGTGTCAGGTCAACACTCATATTAGTCAACACCATCTTCACAGGGAAGCGCATAATTCTTTTGAGTGCATTGGGTTGACCTGCAGTAACCTCAAGGTCTCCAGAGTCACTGGGTTTACCCTCAACACGAATGACTTCAATACGGAAGTAGTCTGGGATAGTCAACCATCTACCACTACCAGCAGCAGTCTCTGCAGCGTTCCCTACAACACCTGCAATTCCTGCATTGAATCCTGATTGTTGGAAGAATTCTTCTTCTGTACCATCATTCATACCTGGCAGCATTGCAAGACGCAAGCAGTGGATGATTTTGTATAGTTCTTCAGACTCCTTTGCGTTTCTTGGTTGACACTTGAAGTTGAATTGGTGTGACCTATAGTTTGTACCTCTGAATGTCGTCTCTTCGTACGGGTTGAAGATCTTCTTGGTGGTCAGAGCAGCAAGGGTGTTAGCATCAACACTGCTACCAAGACCAACGGCAGAGTTAACAGTGCCTACAGCAGCAGCAACAGCATTCATAACCGCTTCTGGTTTCATTGAACCTGCGGTCGTTTGAATGATGTTTGTCAAGTCTTCTGGTTTGTTGGCACCTTTGCCTGCAATCGTGCTGGCTGCTTTGATGGCACCAAGACCACCAGCACCTAGTGCAGCTCTGTTATACTGTGCACCATACTCTTCTTTCAAACCCTGAGGTAGATATAAATAAATAGTTTTATAAAGAGCACCCTCAGTAGATGAACCTTGACCTCCCATATAGGAGTATGGGTTCCCTTCGGCACTTCGATATACTTTGATCTTCAGGTAGTCAACAACCTTAGTACCAAAGCTATCGAAGTCTCTGATACTAGACGATGAAGAGTCACCTGCCCGCACCTGGGTAGGGATTGAACGGGGATATACTAATGGAGCTTCTGCCATATGCCTCAGAAAAGTTATTCAGGAAAGTTCAAACCCAGTAACCCAGGCAAATACAAAGGTGATCCTACAAACATTATTTATAGGTCTTTGTGGGAACGAAAACTTATGGTATGGTGTGATCGAAATGAAAACGTCGTTGAGTGGGGCAGTGAAGAAATTATTATCCCCTACGTTAGTCCTATTGATAGTAGGGTTCATCGCTATTTTCCAGACTTCTACGTCCGAGCACGGACCAGGAACGGAAGGACTGAGAAGTTCATTATCGAAGTTAAACCGCTCGCGCAGACTAGAGAACCCAAGAAAAAGTCTAAGGTAACTAAGACTTACTTGAATGAAATCAAAACCTATGCTGTCAATCAGGCGAAGTGGAAAGCAGCAAGAGAGTATTGTGATGACAGAAAAATGAAGTTTATGGTCCTCACAGAAAAGGAATTGCTAGTATGAGTCTGTTTGAAGACATCCGAGATCTATCTGAAGGTAAGGCTCAGAAAAAAGAGTGGTGGCGTAGTAACTTTCAGTACGCATTACAAGCAGGTACCCCTCAGGTCGGGAAGATGATCTTCTTTAGGTACAATGCTACCTATGGTGAGAGGATGCAGTTCTGGGATAGATATCCTCTAGTGTATGTGCTAGGTGAAGATGGCACTAGATTCTGGGGTGCAAACCTTCATTACCTACCACCAGCAGGACGTTCAGGGCTGGGTGAGTCCCTACAGGGAGGTGTACTTGACATACCCCCCGTTACTTACCATAAATACTTACGCTCTAATGTACTCTCTCCTACATTCGACGTGCCGATTTCTGAGTGGTCTGATGTGGGTTTGATACCCTGTGAACAGTTTGTAAGTACAGTGAACGGCAGGAACATAGATGTTCCATCTCAATTAGTCTATCGGTTTGCTTAATGTCAATCTCATTCACAAGATTTAAGAACCTGGTTGCGACTGGTCAGTATGAACCATCTCGCTCCAATATGTTTAGTGTGCAGATGGGCATTCCCCAATTTGCACGCGAGATCATTTGGGAATACGGTGGTCCGCAGGGTGTGTTTGAAGCAATCGATTATTTTGCTGATAGTGTGCAGGTTCCCTCTCGTAACCTGATGACAGGTGAGGTTACCAACTTCGGTTCGATGAGAAGATATGCAACGCAACAAACTCCTCAAGAACTTACGATCTCGTTCCTTGTCACTAAGAATCAGTGGCACAGATCGTTCTTTGAAAGATGGATCAACACAATCTCTAGGGACACTGAGAACAGAAGTCTCTTCTATGACAACTATGTGACTGACATCATCATTAATAAGTGGGAACCTGGATCCAACCTAGTGACCAGAACTTATGATGCTGATCGTGGTGTTCAAAACATCAGACACAATAAGATTACAGCACAATGGAGAGCAGTTGGATGCTTCCCATACAATGTTGGTGCAATGACATTCAACAATGAACAGACAAGCCTGATGAGGTTGGATGTTCAGTTCTATGTTGAACGTTTCCGTATGGGTACTTACATTAAGAGCCAAGGTGATTGGACAGAAGATATTATCACCGAGGGTGCAGCACCAGACTTGTTCAACCAACCTGTTGGTGGAGCACCATCAACATCTAACAACATTTTTAATAACATCAACAACACTCTTGCTGGAGTTGATAGAACTATCAATGCTATTTCTGACGTTGCTGATAGTCTGAGTAGCATCTTCAGATAGTCTCTAAATAGTTACAACTGAATTGGTCTTAAAATTATGCCTATGCCTTTGCCCACGCTGGTGGTGCCTGAGTATGAATGTGTACTGCCCTTCGGTCAGAAGGTAACGTACCGTCCTTTCCTGGTTCGCGAAGAGAAGTTGCTTTACATTGCAATGGAAACTGGCGACCAGAAAGAGATGGTCAAAGCAGTCAAAGAGATTATCAAAAATTGTACCAGTGTGAAGAAGGTAGACACCCTTGCTACCTTTGATATTGAATATCTGTTCCTGAAGATTCGTGCTAAGTCTGTCGGTGAAGTTAGTGAGTTCAAACTCACTTGCCCTGACGATGGTGAAACTCAGGTTGACGTTGAAGTAAACCTTGACGAGGTTGAAGTACAGGTACCTGATGAACACACTAACAAAGTCAAGATCACTGACGATGTTACCTTGGTTATGAAGTATCCTTCTATTGATACCTTTGTTAAGACTAACCTCTCTGAGAACCCTGGTTTAGAAGACATCTTCCAACTTGCTGCTGACTGCGTAGATCAAATTGCCAATGGCGAAGAGATTGAAGACGCAAAAGCATACAAGAAAGCAGAACTCATTGAGTTCTTTGAAGGTATGAACTCTACTCAGTTCCAGAAGGTACAAGGTTTCTTTGAGAGTATGCCTAAACTTAGACATACTATTGAGGTGTTCAATCCGAAGACCGAAGTGAAGAGTGAAGTCGTTCTTGAGGGGATGGCAGCTTTTTTCGCGTAGCCCTCGCCCACGATTCTCTGATCAATCTGTTTGAAGTGAACTTTGCATTGATGCAACATCACAAATACAGTCTAACTGAGTTGGAGAATATGATGCCGTGGGAGCGGGACGTGTACGTTAATATGCTGATTCGTCATTTACGTGAAGAAGAGTCCCGTCAAAGGGCAGCGTCCAAAGGTCAGTCACTTTAATGGCAACAACAAAACCCGTAAAAATTAGATCCTTCCTCCCTCCAAAGACGGGAGGCGGTACCTCTAATCCTATTGCTGCGATGACGACAGCAGTGACTAGGATGGGTTTTGTTGTGGAAGATATTGGTAACATCCTTGCCAGTCAAATGGCACTTAGTCAACAACTACTGACTGGTGGAGTAACTGCTCAGCAACAGCAACTGAAGAAAGATAAAGCACTAGAAGATAGAATAGAGAAAGGTAGAGTAAAGGATAAGGACTTAGATAAAGGTGCTAAGGCACCGCCAACTGGGATGAAACTTACCTGGTTGGAGAAGTTGCTTGGACCATTTATGTGGTTGGTGAAGTCTGTTGCAACTTGGTTTGTATTAGATTTTCTCAGCGATCCAAAGAATAAAGGTATAATTAAGACAGGTATAAAGATAATTACTGCTTGGGTGTCTACGTTGTGGAGCGTAGTGCAGACCTCAGTCAACCTTTTACTGGGTGCCTTCGGGGAAGAGAGTCTCCTGATGGGGGCACTGAAGATAGTAGGTGGTCTCGCCGCGCTGGTGGTAGCAGATAGAATATTAAAACCCTGGAAACTTATTGGTGATGCTTTTAGACTGACCAGGTTCTTGGGAAACGCGATGAGAAAGAACTCATCGCCCAAGCAATTGCACAAGCAGGCAGTAAGAGCAAGAGCAGGACGCATTGCCCACATCCGTAGGATGAAGGGACTCAAGGCAGGCGCTGGTAAATTCCTCAAAGGTGGTGGTAAATTCCTCAAAGGTGGTGGTATCTCTGTCATTGCTGGTGTTGCGTCAACTGCTACTAGACTGGCAGAGGGTGAGAAGGTAGAGACTGCCGTAGGTGCAGGTGTAGGTGCTGTCGTCGGTGGTCTTGCGATGTCTGCTCTGCTGACACCTATCCTGGGTCCGCTTGGTCCCATTGTCGGACAATTTCTAGGATCATTCCTGGGCGAGAAGATTGGTGCTTTCATTGGCGATAGCATCACACCCATTCTAGAACCTCTCAAGAATTTCTTCTTAGAGATTGCTTTGCCAGCATTTCAGGCATATATCTCTCCTGTTGTAGACGCATTCGTTAATCTCTGGGATGAGATGGTACCAGTCTTCGTTATGATCGGAGACTTCTTGAAACCCATTGCTGACTCAGCAGTTCAGGGTATGATTGATATGCTGAACTCTCCTTGGGTCAAGGCTGCCCTGGAGACTCTTCAGGGTTGGATTAATGGTGGTATGGAGTTGATGCAGGGTGCTGCTGACAATCTTGGTGCCTTTGCTAATGTGCTTGGTCTAGAAAATGAGATGGCAACTGCTGAAAGAGAGAAGCGTCAGGCAGAAAAAGCTGTAACTGGTACCGACAACGAAATTGCAGCAGCAGAGCAGAAACTACAGTTCTTACAGAGACACCAAGAAAAACACGGTAGAGATGCTCGAATTTTTACTGGTGAACACGCTGACCTTGGTGTTAACACCGTAGAGAACAGGATTCGCGCTGAGCAACAACACATCCGAGAACTTCAAGAGAAGAGAAAGAGACAACAGCAGCAAGTAATGACTAGCACTCAGGTGCTGGAGGAATTGAAGGTTCGTGGACCTAGCAAGGGTGGTAAAGGTAGCACGATCTTCCCTCTACCTAAAGGTAGATTTGCTGGTCAAGCAAACCAATATCATAGAACTCACCCCAATTCATCTAGAGGTGCTCACGCTGGTATTGACCTGACTGAGAAACCTCCCTTCGGTGCTGATCCAGCGATCGATGTGGTTGCGCTGACGGGTGGTGTTGTATTGGCAGAGAAGTTCCTTGGTACCCTGGATTATCTCTCTGGTATGATGATTAAGGGCGATGATGGATATGATCAGAGATATGTCCATATGATGCCTAGTGTAAGACCTGGCGATCGTGTTGAGGCGGGTCAAAAAATTGGTAAACTTGTTGATATGAGAAGAGTGGGTCGCGATGTTGCCAACACGCACCTACACTTGGAAGTGTATAAGCGAGGTAAAGGTGGAGACCTCAGTCCCCACAATGTCTATCCTCATCTGTTTAAGACACCAAACAGTCATCAGAACAGGGTTGTTAACACCCCACCTGATCCAGTAGCAACGATAAATACTGATAGTAACAAGACATCTCCTCCGCCACCTACGCCTACGAGGAGACCTGCAGCAGCACAACCTGTTGTTGTACAACCCATTGTTAGACCTGCATCCAGTTCTGGAAGCGGTGCGAATGTTCAATACTCAACCACTGGAGCAGGCATTAGATAATGGCAACTGCAGCAAGTCCTAAAATTAGATTCTATAAGTTCGTCACAGCACCAAAGGACTCTGGAGCTACCATAACTGTTGGCGGTAAGCAAATTGCTGGTGCAAGTTTCGCGCCAACATTAAGTGCGATTAATTCCCTTGGCGCTACGGTCAACAGTATCGGTGTAATGTTGACTAAACAGCAGAATGCTGCAAGGCAGCAGATTCAAGACCAGAGAAAGAGACAGCAACTAGCAAAAGATAAGGCACTAGAGAATAGAATCGAAGGAGGAGCTGGTGCTAACCTTGGTGAGAAGATTGGTAGTGTTCTGTCTGTTGCAGCACCATCGTTCTTAGAATGGTTAGGCAAATTCCTAAAGTCTATGTTGTTTGTTGCAGCACTGGACTGGTTAGCGGATCCGAAGAATAAACGAGCGATACAGACAACACTTGAACGACTGGGGTCATTTTTTAATGCAACCGTAAAATTTTTCAAGGGGATTACTGGATTTATTAATGGTGCCTGGGAACAGACATTTGGTAAAGATAAGACGTGGCAAGAGAGGTTAAAGGGTGCACTAAAACTGGTTGGTGTAGGTGCTGCTGCCCTTTTAGGTCTCTCATTCCTTAAGAATCCTGTTGGTACCATTGCCAACTTTGGTAGACTTTTGGGTATGGTTGGGGGAGGTATCCTCAACCTTGGTAAGTTCCTGGGTAGTAATGTCATCGGTCAAACCGTGGTTGCTGCCGCTCAAGGATATGCAGCATATCAACGTACCCTACAAGATGAGAGTATTCCTGAGGAAGACCGCCAATCTGCAGCAATCGGTGCTGGTGTAGGTGCCACGGTTGGTGGTGTAGCACTTGCACAGGTAGGCAACGCAGTCGCTGGTCCTCTTGGTGGACTGATTGGTAACGCACTGGGTGCGTTCCTTGGTGAACACGCAGGTAAGTTCCTGGGTCCTATCATCAAAAATGTGATCGAACCCCTAAGCGAGTTCTTCGGGCAAATAATGGAAGCGATTAATGCCTTCCTTGAACCGATCAAGAACGCAACTAGAGAATTCTTTGAGCAATTAGGTCCTGCCATTCAGAAGATGGTGGACTTCATTGCTCCACATATGCCAGTAATTAAGGAAGTGGCATCTTTCCTGGGTGAAGTTGCCTTTGCACCGCTGATCTGGATGCTGAAAGGACTGACGCAGGTCCTGAAGTGGGTCAATGGATCATCTGATATGAGTGAAGACCTCAGCAATGCTGGTGGTGCTGCCCTTGATACTGTAACTGGTGCAACCCCCGCTAGGGCAGGTGAAATGCCTGCATCCAGCAACCTTGGCAGTTTTATTGGTGCAGTTGAGTCTGGAAATGACTACACCAAACTGGTCGGCGGTAAGAAAGACTCTTCTATCCTTACAAAGACGATCACTCAACTTCTCAATGAGAGGGGTGGTCAGTTTGCAATGGGTCGTTACCAGATCCAGATGCGTACAGCGTCTGAGGTTCTGAGAAATGCTGGTAAGGATCCTGCCAAGTTTAAGTTTGACCAGAATGGACAGGACTACATCTACGATCTGCTCCTCAAGCGTCGTGGACTGAATGATTTTATGTCTGGCAAGATCTCCACAGAGAGATTTGCTAAGAATCTCTCGATGGAGTGGGCAGCACTGCCTAGAGGTGCAGATAACCTGTCCTATTACCACGGTGACGGTAGAAACAAAGCACACCGCAAGTGGCAGGACACCATTGCTGTCCTTGAGAAGATGAAGGGTGGTAGAAGCAAAGGTGGATGGATTCGTGGACCTCAGTCTGGGTACCCTGTATCGCTAACAGGTAAGGGTGTAGACTTTATTGGGCACGGAACAGAATATGTCGCGCAAAGATCCTCTGGGGGTTTTGTAATACCGTTTGATACCCCCCATACTCGTAGAGATCCTGGTTTGACTGCTCGCAGGATGTCTCAGGCAGCGTCTCTGGGGTATTTGAAGTCTGAAGGTGGTAAACTACCCGAGATGGGTCTTGGTGGGTTCCTGAAGGGCATTGCCAAGGGTGTGGGTAGAGGTATTGATGGTATTATGGGTACAGTCAAACCTGTTATGCAAACACTTGCACCTGCTGCATCCGCAATCCCTGGTGTCGGTCAAGCGGTCGGTACTGGTGCTATGATTATGGATCTTTTTGAAAAGGTACAAGATGTGACGGATCTCGCTGAAGCACAAGCACTCAGTAAGCAAGTTCAAACTATTGTTCTTGATGTTATTGAAATGCCTGGTGTTGGTGGGGGTGGTGATGGAGATGAAACTCCTATTGTCCTCCCTGGTAAGCAAAATCCTGCTAATCAGTTCTTGCAATCTCGATTTGGTTTCCTCAATGAGGGTACCACTGTCTTAAGTAACTTCTTCTAATGGCACAACCTAAAGGATATACTATAAAAGAGTTTTCTCTGCTGGTGTTGGATGAGGATCTTTCACCTGATGAAGATTTGTCTGGTCTGAAGTTTTCTGGTGAGAAAGCATTTGATCTTAAGGGTATGTGCTCTGCATTCAATTATTATGAGTCTATAGAATCTCCAATTATCAGAATGGAGATGGTGATCTTTGATACTGTCGATTTGAATAATATCTTGACTGGTAACGAATATGTCAAGTTGGTTATGTCAACTGACACTGCTCCAGACGATGAAATTGAAGTTATTCAAAAAGTGTTCAAAATTGGTGAAGTAACCAAGACTGAAAGGGCACAAGCATATATGCTTTACACCGTATCTCCTGGTGGTGCATATAATGAGTCAAATCGCGTATTTAAGGCATTTTCTGATATCCCTGGATCACAGGCAATCACGGAAATTGAGAAAAAGTACCTGAAGAGGCAGGTAAAGCACGAAAGGTGGGAAGAGGCAAGGGGTAATTTCAACTTTATTGCTCCTTCCTGGAGAGCATTTGACTGTATTGGATATATCTCAGATAAGATTGTTGGTGGGTCTTCGGGGAGACCTGGGTACCTCTATTGGGAGACATACAGAGGCACTAACTTCTGTACGATGGATTATCTGTGCTCTGGGTCAAATCCATCATTTAACAATCCAAAGTCTTTCACCTATGAACAGGCAAACGTCGGTAATTCTGGTGATGTTAATGGTTACAAAATTCAGAGCATCAACTATCCAGATCGTGCCAACAATTTGGAAAGAATGCGCTCTGGTATGTACAGTAGCGTGACTCTCGGATTGGCAATGCCAGCACTCACGTCAGGGTTCCTTCCTGCTGGTGGTCAATCTGATGGTACCAAGAATTCGTCACCCGCAGGATCCATCAATGGACCTATTAATATGGGTGCGAAAACCGTTTGGGGGATGTCGAACCATCTCAATAACGGATTCCCCTTCTATGGAGCAAGTGAACAAGCGTTTTCTGAAGCAAAACCGACCCGAATCAAGATTCGCGCACTCCCTGTGATGAAAAATTCGCAGAATGCCGCAAATCCTGAAGGTAATGCTTCAAATATGACATTTGACACAGTGACAGCATCCGCTTATAGTACATCGAGATGGCAACTCTTAAATGCGATCAAATTGGACATCGTGGTACCAGGAAACTCTGGTATTTGCGCTGGTGATGTGGTTAATGTTAACATTCCCGCATCTCAAGCAGATTATGAACGTGTAAAGGTTGACGAAATGTACTCGGGCAAGTATCTTGTACTGGGAGTCAAGCACTCCTATTCACCTGAGGGAGTTACCTCTTATCTAAACTTAGCAAAGGACAGCATACTCTGATGGAAAACATCGACAAGCACATCGAGATGGATAAGGAAATCCTTTCCAATCCTACGACTTCTCCTCAACAACGCCGTCACATCGAAGAAGAACTGCACGATCTGGAAGAATATAAAGAGCATCATCCTGGAGATGATCACGATCCCACGGCACTTGAACTATACTGTGACCAGAACCCTTCTGCTCTAGAATGCAAGATGTATGACGACTGACTTTATTAGTGGAGGTACAATCTCCAGTGAAACTATTGACAATTTAATCGAATTCTGGGATACTTGTACCTTCCTAAAAAAAGTTAACGGAGAGTTCTCTGGAGGAATCAACAAATCAGTTAAGAATTCTGTTGATATGGCAGTTCCACCGTTCATCAATGATGCACGGGTTCGTAACTTCCTTCAGGAACTCCAAATTTTACTGGACGGATACCTAGCAAAGTTTCCATACGCTGCTATGGAACCTATGGAGTTAGATGAACCATTTAACATTCAGTGGTATCCTAAGGGAACAGGAGGTTATCACCATCCACATTGTGAACGAACTGGATCTAACAAGGTTACCTCTTTCAGGCACCTTGCTTGGATGACTTATCTAAATGATGTTGAAGAGGGTGGAGAAACTTATTGGGTCCACCAAGACTACAAAGTGAAACCTAAAAAGGGGTTGACACTCTTTTGGCCAGTAGACTGGACACACACTCATCACGGTCTACGGGCACCAAACGAAGAAAAGATGATCGCAACTGGTTGGATTTCTTATGCCTGATGTTAGGGATAACTTTTTAGACCAACACATTCACCAACAAATTATGGAGACTATGCTCAGTGAGCAGTTTCCCTGGTTCTATAATGCGGGTGTAGTTGACAAGAAACCAACTCTTGATGATGTTGGAATGGACTATCAGTTCACTCATCGATTCTTTGATGGTACTGTCGTTTCAAACTACTTTGATTTGCTTGCGCCTCTGTTAAATGCTTTGGATTACAAAGCACTCATCAGGGTCAAAGCAAATCTAAATCCAACAACTGTATCGGTTCATTGTCCTTCGGGGTACCATACTGATCAGTCATTTGAGTGTAAGACCGCTCTGTATTATATCAACACCAACGATGGGTGGACAGAATTTGAAAGTGGTGCTAAGATTGAGTCAATCGCAAACAGGTTGGTGGTCTTTGACACTCTGACCGATCATAGGGGGGTTACCTGCTGTGATAAAAGTGTGCGATGTTTAATCAATATAAATTACTTCTAGGGGAGATTAGCTCAGCGGTAGAGCACCTCGTTTACACCGAGATTGTCGGGGGTTCGATCCCCTCATCTCCCATTCGTCGCCAATTATTATGAAACGACTGATTCCTGTAATTCTTGCTTCTATGTCTATTGGACTCGCAGGTGTTGCACTTGCAAACGAAGACAAGATCACTAAAGGGTACTTCACCTACGATGCTATGGGGTGTATGCTCGTTAGAGAATGCACAGATGGTGTGAAAGAAGTTCATACCATATTAGATGTTTCATCTAACTATGAGAATATGGAGAGTTTTACACCACACTCTCTAGAGTTCAATAATATGATGATGTCTTTCAAGCAGATTGGTGTCAAAGTATTCCTTGCAGATCAAAAGTATTTTCCTGTCGGTCACCGTGGGGTGTACCATACTGTAAGTAATAACTTCTATCTCAACAAGGCATATATGGGTCGTCCAAGTACCCTTATGTCTGTGATGCGTCACGAAGGATGGCACGCTGCTCAGGATTGTATGGCAGGTAGCATCAAAAATAATATGATTGCTATCATTCATCCTGAGGAAGATGTTCCTATGCTATGGCGTGAACTGGTAGAGCGTACCTATCCACCAGCAGCACGTCCTTGGGAAGCAGAAGCAACCTGGGCAGGAAAGACTGAAGGTATGACACAGAAAGCACTTGAGTCTTGTGCTGCTGGTACAATGTGGACTGACTATGAACCTACTCCTTTGACTAAAAAGTGGTTAGAAGAAGAAGGGTTCATTAAGTGAACAGTCTCTGGATTCACCTTGTAGCATTCTTCCAAGTTGTCGTAATGAACTGTGTTCAACCCGTCAACTGGAAGTATTGCTATCGGGTAGACCAGTGGTTGATACCAGATCTTATAGAAGGTTATGAGATCTGGACACAGAAAAAGCATCCTTATCAGCAAGAAAAGGAATACTTAAAAAACATCGATAAATAAATGTACGCTAAGAGTTCATACATTATTAATGGCAGCAACAAATACAGTTGGTAAGTCCGATGTGTTGGGTCGTGACGGATTCACTTGGTGGATCGGAGAAGTTGAGGATAAAGAAGATCCTCAGCAGTTAGGTCGTGTCCGTGTACGTATCGTTGGATGGTACACTGGTGGTCCTAGCAATGAAGCATACACCGAAACGGTAAAGACTGAAGATCTTCCGTGGGCAAGTGTCCTTCTGCCTACTGACCAACCTGGTATCAAGAATACTGGTACTACAACTGAACTTGAGGTTGGTGCACAAGTTCTTGGTTTCTTCCTTGACGGTGAAGAAGCACAGTTGCCTGTTGTAATGGGTTCATTCCGTGGTCTTAGAAATGCAAATGATTCCAATGGAGAGGCAGGTTCCGACTCATCAGTTAGTAAAACTACTGTTGCTGATCCTAAAAACGCCCCTGAATACCCAGTACAAGCGAAAGACGCTAACAACGCTGATGTCCCTGGCGGAGCACCTTTCAACGTCACAGGTGAAGCACCTGCAGACGCAAATGGCGGTACTGCTACTGACCGAGGAATGCTTGGACAGGCAGAAAGATCTCTCGGTGGAAACTACGCAACAAACCCCAAGGTAGTACCGACAGAAGTTCAAGCAATCGCTGATGGTGTTTCTGGACCTGCTGGTGATGGTTTTGAGAAAGACCTTGAAAGGATGCTGACAGAGATTGGTAACGTTGCTTCTGGTCTTGCAACTGATCCTGCTGGCAATCTGGTCTCTATCATCACTGGTAAGAAAGTAGATAATAAGATTATCAAGAATGCTATCAAGGGTGTTAACCTGCTTCTGGCAAATGGCATCTCTGGTATTATGTCTTGGATGAAAGAGGTTCTTGCTAAACTCATCCAACAGATCATCAATACTGTAAAACAGTTTCTGAGCAACATCATTCCTATGGGAATCATTAATATGATTCTTGAGTTGGCAGATACTATCTTCAGTTTGTTCTGTGGATTTGAGGGTAAGTGGATCCTCAATATGGTTAGGAGTGCTTTCAATAGTACAGCAGCATTTGCCAATCAGATATCAAGTATGATTGTGCAGAAAGTCTATGATGCTATTCCTGCATCTGTGACTGGTACTGTTGATGCAATCACTGCAAAGGTTAAATCGGGTCTGCAGAAAGTATCTCAAGTTGCTAGTGTCATTGTAAAAGCGATTCAAGTTGCTAAGAGTGCTGCTGGTGCATTCAAATCACTTGGTAAGGCAGCAGATAGTATTTTTGAATTCGACTTTAGTAAGATGAATTGGGGTAACATCGTGTCCCTAATTCTTGCTCTGCTTAAAGCACTGCTTCCTAAGAAAGATTGTGGAAGAAAGATACGAAAATCTAAATTAAACTTCTGGTTACCACTGTTCGGAGCAAGTGCCTGTCAAACAGTACCTGAGTTTATGCAGCAGAAGTTCACCATTGAAGCAGGTGGTGGAACATATTCTGGTAATGATGCTGTCGCAGATATGTACTCTAATTTGAGTCCATATAAGATGCAAGTTACATCGTATATGAACGGTGCATCTGTTATTCAGGACAATAACCCAGGTAAAGAGAAGACCATTGTCAGTGATGCTGGTGGACAGACTAAGATTTCTGATAACAAAGGCAACACACACTATAATCAACCAGGTAATGAGACAAAGATCATTGGTGGTGATAAATGTACTACAGTCAAAGCAAACAAGTGTGAAACGATCGAAGGTGATTACACACTTATTGTAAACGGTGATTTCAACTTAGAAGTTCGTGGTGCATTTAACAAGCACACCTCTAATGGTGTTGGTACTGATGAAGAGGGTGGAACTCCTGGTGAACAGCAAGCGAAGTCTGCTGAAACTATCGCTTCTGACCACGAGATGAACTATCAAGGCAACTATGGTATTCAGGCAGCAAACATTCGATTTGGTGCTATTAACGAATTCCAAGTTGAAGCAGGTTCTATCAACAACACTGCTACCTCGATGATGAACTCTATTTCTGGTGAGATCGTCAATGAGTGTGCGTGGCAAACTAATCTGGTGAACAATGTTGTGTTCAATATGATTGGTATGTTGAACATTCTTCCTGGTATCACTGGAAGACTTTCTATCATTAAGGGTACTGATCTTACGATGACCGCTGAGGTTCCTGGTAGTAGCGTCCTTCCTGCAGCACAGATCCGTATGTCTGTTGGCGCTGCACTACCCTCTGGTATGGTTGACGTTGTTGCTGGTCCTACTGGCGGTCACGCTACTCTGGTGTCTTCCCCTGGTGGTGGCATCGGTGAGTTCGTTACTGCTGCTGGTGGTGCCATCGTCAACCAAGCAACCACTGGCGTCATCTCTTATGGTGTTGGTACTGGTATTGCTGCATTTGGTTGCGGTGTTGGTCCTACACAGATTTATGGGTTACCATTGCTTCTGAACTGACAGTGTGCTATCCTTATGAGCGAAGAGCTCTGGGGTCTTATGGAAACCTATCTTGAGTATGTGTGGATTGATTTTATCCACCGCTCAATCAAACTCCTTAGTGACGATGGTCACGAGGAAACTATTAAATGGAAATGGGACAAGGAAGGTGCCGAAGGGTTTGCCGAAACAGTCTCTATGATCCAAGAAACAATTGAACCTGAACGTCGTCACTACATCCTATGAGAACACCACTTCGTGTTACGGTCGAAGAAGCAGAACAGAACTTTGACTTTCTTCTCACCCTCGTTGAACGAGGTGAAACCATTCTAATTGAAGCACCGAAAGGTAATGTTATGATGGTACCTGTCAACTCTGCATATGCCAGACTAGAGGCAGAGAAGGCAGCAGAATATGCACCTATGGGTCCTCCTCCACCTATTCCTGGTGTGACTCTGCCGTCCAATGCTGAGGTCCGTAGTTACGTTGATGAAACACTTAACGAATTGAATCAACAGTTATAATATATACATTATGGATCAGGAACACTTTCTGAATCTCTTAGTACATCATTGGCATAACTTGAAGCAGGCACAGATGTGGCCCTCTTCTTTCGCATATGTCCACTATCAGTGGTATTATGATGAAAATGGTTCGATTAGATCGAAACAATGGTACGATTGGAACAACGAAGTCTACAGGACTCGTCGTCACATAATTGTACCAAAAGAGGATCACTTCATTCTGGAAACCTACAATGGTGACCAAAAAAGTCCTGACACTATCATCACACAAGCAGAACGTGGTTACTTAGGTCATACTCAACCTGGAGCAGTTAATGCAAAGGGGTACCGAGTTGAAACTAAGTTCACGCTAACCGAAGACTCTTTTGAGACAGATGACAAGGGATGGAATGAGAAGGGAGAACTGATCTGGGGATCAAAGAAAGGACCATTCAGTTTCATCCGATGTACAAAATCTATTCCGACTTCCGTTTCCTCACTAAAGTAGGACTATGCCGTATTTGGTATATGAATGGGTTACCATTTACATTTGATGAGGTTGACGAACCCACACAAGATCTGCTAGAATTAGCACATACACAAATGCATATCTCTATGGAAGAGATAATGAGGGCAAGCGAATACTTAGTAATCGAACAGTGCCATCCAATTATCTTTGAACTTGAGGAAGTGGTTTGTGAAGAAGAATTGCCTTTTTGATTATTATGACTCTCAAACAGTTCAAGAAGATCGACAACAAAGGTCACGAAGAAATCTGGGAATGGAACGAGACTCCTGAAGTTGTTGCTGCACTTAAGAAAATGCATCAGACAGCAATTGAGTCTAAATTGCATCGTCCGCATCCAGCACAATGACTTATCGTCCATACTCCCAAGAGTGGCATAGATATCGGTACCTTAAAGAGGCAATCGATAAATATCTAGAAGACGGAGTTGATCCGACGTTTATTATGGATGATCTTCGTGACATCTTGAATGCTCGATCGGAAGCAGCATATGCTGAGTTTCAACGGATCAATCAACTAGAACACTATCTAACGGATGAATAAGTATGCTTTCCACTGCATATCGCCTAAGACTAGAGTTTATTTGCAAGAGAATTGCTAGTAATGAAGAGGTTAAACTAGAAGATATGATCTGGGCAGAAAAACTTGCCAAGAGTCATACAACTGCTAGAGATTGGTTGCAGAAAGCACGTCGTCAATCTAAAGGGATTGAGGAGGGAAGTATGGATGATTTTATGAATAGGATGGGACTAGGTGACCCCGACCCATCCAATCACAGAACGGGGTTCAGTTCTGCAGATGAAATTGTAGACTGGTTCAAACAAGATAAACCTGATGATTGGAGGCAACGAGATTGAGCATTCCACATTTCAAAAGCAACCACGACTGGGAAGCATTTACCCAAATCTTTGATAGTCAGTGGCATTGTAAGCGAGCACTGCTAAATCGTGTCAAGGATGATATGTTCCCTGGATATGAGTGGCACTCACTCACACCAAAGTCCATTGAAATCATCAATGACATTGTAACTACTCTCCTGTATGATGTAGATCGTAAGTTCAAAGAGACACACCAGGACTATAAGACTGAAGATGATGA